CAAATGGATCACCAATACTGAGTGAGCCATCAGGTTCAAGCCAAACGTGCTGACCAGTGACTTGAGCTGCTTTAGCAATCGCATCCCATAATGACTCGCTTGGCTCAACAGAGACTTTATTCTTCAGCCAACTATTATTCTGAATCCGTATGTCATGAATGACTGAAGAGAGATCACCACCCAACACAAAACGTTCTAATAACTCTTCAAGCGTAATCTGACGACCATTAAAAATAGGTACTGAGCAATCGATCAACTGACCAGCCAAGTCACGACCTGAAATCTGCAAACCATAACCGTCACGGCTGACAGCTTCTTCTACATTGTCAGCGATAGAGGTAAGAATCACTTCATTGTTATAGAACAACTGAATTTTGGCAGCACCTTGAACGCTATCAGGTAGCGGCTGACCATCTTGACGAAATAGGCTTAGATTCCAATTATCCGCTGGCGTATCGATCTGACTATCAGCAGTAACATTGTCCCAACCGCTAATTTCAACATCGCCAATCACTAGGCGAATTTCGTTGCCTGAATTATCTTGCATAGACGGTCAACTCCATGCCGATCTGAAGTACTGCTGGATTGAGTAAATCAGGATTTAAACGACGAATTTCTTCAGCACGCTCCATATCGCCATAAAGAGAATGTGCAAGGTAATGCAACGTGCAAGGCACTAAAATGTGAGTCTTGGTGATTGGTGGACGTAACTCAATGAGTTCCTGAATCTGTACATGAATTTGATCTGCAACGTGCTTGTACACCTGAACTTGATTGACCGCTTCAAAAGCAATATCTGATGCAGCTTGTTCACGCTCAGTCCTAATCGATTGTTGAAGTTGGGTGCGGTTTTGTTGACGGATCACAGCAAGATCAACTGGCGTAAAACTCACTTGTTTGTTTTCAGCCATTTCTTGGCGAACTGAAGCAACGACTTTTTGAGTAATTGAAACTTGGCTTGCAATTTGTGTTGCTCGCCATGTTTGTTTTACTTCAGCAATATCATCGTCTTGAAATAGCTTTTCAAAACGTTGTACTCGATTAAAAAGATCACGCCATTTAGATATGGCAGAAATATTGGAATCAAATGTTGCGAGTTGAGTGACATCATCAACTAAGCCAACAATCATGTCCGCAGGCGACAAGGCAGTTTCAATTGTATTTTTTACAGTGCCGAGATACTGGCGTGCTGCATTTACACCATTTCGGATGTTATTCACAATCGTGAAAAACTGATTAGGATCAGCCTTTTCTAGTTGTTGTAAGGTTGAATCTAAAGCTGCTGCTGGAGTGGCTGTAATCTCATCTGTATCAATAGTCGTAGGTGTTGCAACAGGAATAAATAAAGGACGTTCTTTGTCTTCAGCCTGAATAAACTCAATTGCTATGGTGCAGGCATTTACGTCTTCAGCTTTATGAACAATGTTGTAATTTTCGGCATTGACCTGCATCACACCATGAACTGGATGAATCAGCTCGCCTGATCCAGTAGCAACCAAGGCAGCCCAGAGTGCATCCATTTCAGTTTTATAATTTTCACCCGAAAATACTGCATCTATGCTTATTCTTAAAGGGGCATTGCCCATATCCTCAACATTAGCTTTATTTGAGTAAGGCGCTTGTTTAACGGCTAGACTTTTTGAGCCATTTTCAGTGGTTGTTGTACACTCAAACGGTACACCACGAAAACTTGCATCCTGTAAATCATCTTTCCAGCCCATAACAATAAACCTCATAAATATGAGGTTTATTGTGCGAAAACTTAGCTATTTATATTAGGCGGAAAGGCTTCCATTTATTTTTGACCGAATGACAATAAGTCAACGCCATGTCTTTTTTCTTCATTTCGAGCATGTTGGGATATTTGATCCATTAGAGAGCCACCTCCAATCACAACTGGTTTAAATGGAAGTGGTTTGTTTTGTTGAGTTGCTGAGATTAACAAATCTAATTTAGATGAAAGATCACTTTGCATATCTTGTATAGCTTGAACTTGATTATCACTAGTACTGGTAATATTTGCAGTTAATTCCTCTCCAGCTTGATCGCCTAACCACCAACCAGCAACACCACCGCCAACACCTCCAACAAAGCCACCAATAGCTGCACCAGGAACTGCGCCGACACCACCAAAAATCGCACCAAAACCACCACCAATCGCAGCACCTGTTTGTGCTCCAGCATAAGCTCCAGCTAGCGTACTCGCTGTGGTAACTCCAGCTTTCGTATATTCTGCTTTTTTCTGTTCAGTTGATAGGTTTGGATTTTTATAGGCACTGTATGCATCATATGCACCAAGTCCCACAGTAGCCGCACCGCCGAATCTAAGTAATGACTTAGTACTATTTAAAAATCCATTCGCGCGAAATGCTGAAAAAGTTTTATACCCATAAGCACCAGCAACAGTAGCACCTGTAGCAGCAGCAACAGGATGCTCACTAAAAAGTTGTGCACCAGTTCCAGCTGCATCTGATACCTTTTGACCTGTTTCACTTAGTTTCAATTGTTCTAAGCGGATTTCAGCGCCTTTTACTTTACCAAAATTACTATTTCGATTACGTTCAATGGCTTTATTCATCTCACCTAGATTTTGAGCATTACGACCATTTTCTAATGCTTCTGCAAGATCGGTTTGATATTGCATCATTGAAAGCCAAAACTTTGCAGTTTCTTGGTCTGCAAAGCCAGCTTGTCCTAATTTGAATGGATTCGTTAGACCTTTTTTCTTCATTACAGAGGCTAAGTCCATTATCCCTTGAACACCACCTTCACCATAAAACTTACCTTCAGGCATGTAT